TAAGACTTACACCATATACGATAATAAAACCCTCTCAAAGGAAACTATCGACTTATACGCTCAAGAATCAGGTGGCTACAACTCATCCACATTTAAAAGAGAATACTTATGTCAGTTTGTGACAGATGAAACTCTATCTGTTGTACCTGAATGGAAGGATGAGTATATTCAAATTCCTGATAAGACCAATAAGTTTGATAAATACTACCATCGCTACGTTGCTCTTGATATAGGCGTTATAGACAAAACAGCCGTTATTTTCGGCCATTATAACTTTAAAGAGGGTATCCTATACATCGAAGACGAGATCACGTTGCAGGGTAATGAGGTTACCACCGAAAGACTGACCAAAGAAATAAAAGATAAAGAAAAACAAGTATTTGGAGATTTACAGCCTTATAAACGTATAGCCGATAACAACAATCTGATCCTGCTCCAAGATCTATCATCCATACATAACCTACACTTCTCCCCCACCAATAAAGAAACCTTAGACGCTATGGTAAACGAAACAAGGCTCATGATAGGTGGTGGCAGGATAAGGGTTCATCCTAAATGCACCCACCTGATCGGCTGCCTAAAATATGCAATATGGGATAAGAACCATAAGGGATTCGCTAGAAGTAGCGTTTATGGCCATTTTGATGGTTTAGCTGCCCTTATCTATCTTGTACGCAATCTAGACCAGCATACCAACCCTATCCCCCTAGAGGAGTTTGTAAGTCCTTATACGCACTATATCCCTGAAAATAAACAAGAAAATAAACAAACCGAGATCATAAGAAGGATCTTTAGAGTTAATAAGTAAATAAAGATGGGGTTTAAAACCATTTCAAAGAGGTAAAGATGGAGTATTTCGCAACTGAAAGCTTAGAAAAGCTTATACCTAACCTGTTAAAGAAAACCGAAGCTTATAAGGATCACCTGATAGAATCAGGGCGCCTTTCTCTTTGGCGGCTATCTTACAAGTACTACTACAACCCAGCTATGCAAGGAGGTCGGCTTAAAAGGGTAGGGGAGCAGAACGAATATACCCAGATTAGCGTCAACCACTACAAAAACCTAATAACTCATCTAAAAACCCTCACCTTACAATCCCGTCCAGCTTTTGAGCCCAGAGCGGCCAATACGGATTACAAATCTCAGGCGCAAACTATCTTAGCCACTGGCCTCCTAGACTACTACATGAGAGAAAAGCATCTAGAGCGCTACATCAAACAAGCCATAGAGCATTGCCTTGTGTTTGGCGAGGGTTTTGTTCGGTGTTTATGGAATACAGAGCTTGGCGAGATTGTCCAGATTGATCCTGAAACACAGCGACCCATCAAAGAAGGCGACATCCAGTATGACAACTTCCTCCCGTTGGATGTTGTACGGGATTTCACAAAAACAGATCCTAACAGCCATGATTGGTACCTACTCATCACAAGGCAAAACAGGTTTGATCTTATAGCTAAGTATCCAGAACTAAAAGAAAAGATACTATCCTTGCCTAACGCTTCCGAGTACTACGAAAAGATTAAACTAACCAGCCACATCAAGGAAGACGAGATCAGCGATGACGTGATAGTTTACGAGTTCTACCATAAACCTACGGCCTCTGTTCCTAATGGACGTTTAACCGTGTTTTCAAGTGATGATACGGTTTTTCTTGATGGCGACCTACCCTATCGAGCCTTACCTGTTTACAGGGTAGCTCCTGAGGACCAGATCGGCACCTGTTTCGGTTATACGGTAGGTTTTGATCTGCTCCCTATATGCCAGTCCATAGATAATCTATACTCCACAGTCATCACGAATCAAGCTCAGTTTGGAGTTCAGAACGTACTAGTACCCAGAGGTGCTAATATAGGCCATAACGAGTTAAGTAGGGGACTAAACGTTATTGAGTATGACCCGAAGGTAGGAGCGCCTCAATCGTTAAACCTAACATCCACCCCTCCTGAGATCTTCAGCTTCATGCAACAGCTTGAAAGGCTGGCCGAAACCATCTCAGGCATTAACAGTGTGGCCCGTGGTAACCCCGAACATAGCCTATCAGGATCTGCCTTAGCTCTTATCCAGTCGATGTCTATCCAGTTTTCTATATCGTTACAGCAGTCTTATAGCCAGCTCTTAGAAGACCTAGGTACAGCCACTATCGCTATCCTTAGAGACTTCGCCACAACCCCTCGTGTTGCCATAATCGCTGGCAAATCACAAAGAAGCCTTATGCGACAGTTTACAGGTGACGACTTAAACATGATTAATAGGGTAATCGTAGATCAGGGAGCTAGTATCTCTAAAACCACAGCCGGCAAGATACAATTAGCTGACAACCTCCTAGCTCAAGGGCTTATTAAAACCCCTGAACAGTATATTCAGGTTATGTCAACAGGCAAGCTTGAGCCTACCATAGAAGGTACCCAAGCTGAGCTTTTAAACATAAGAGCTGAGAACGAAGAGCTAGCCGAAGGTAGACCTGTTCCTGTAATGATTACAGATAATCATCGATTACACATAGAAGAGCATAGGGTTATCCTTTCGAGTCCTGAGGCTAGACGCAATCCTGAGTTGATTCAAGCTGTTACGGCTCACCTACAAGAGCATCTAGACATCCTTAGAAACCCAGCTAACGCTCAGATGCTGCTTCTTTTGAACCAGCAACCTGTACAGGCTACGGCTCCAGAGCCTAACGCAAGAGGTATGGGAGCCAATGCTCAGGTATTAGAACCAACTAGTCCAGCTCTTCAGAAAGCAGATATGGTGAATATGCCTAATATGCCCAAACCGCCCCCTAACGCTGACCCTGTAAGCGCTGACATCATAGAGCAGCAACAGATGAGTTAATAAGTATTATTAAAAGCCTAGCCTCGATTAAGGGGTTGGCCAACTTGATAGCCTATACAACGGCTAAAAGGAGATTATATGTCAGAGGTAGATAACAGTGGAGTTCCCTCCACCTCAGAACCAAGCCAACAACAAGGCGAACCTATCAAACCAGATGCAGGTACCACACCTGTAGAGCAACCTAGCGACGGATCTGGTGTAAAGAAGTATAAGGTAAAGGTAAACGGCGAGGAGATGGAAGTTACCGAAGAGGAGCTTATCAAGGGCTATCAGATCAGAAAAGCCGCTGACGAGAAGTTTCGTGAAGCTTCCATGCTCAGAAAACAGGCAGAAGAGTTCATATCCTTACTTAAAAAAGATCCTATAAAGGTTTTAACGCACCCTAGCCTAGGTGTAGACTTCAAGAAGCTGGCTGAGGAGTACCTATATCAGCAGCTAGAAGAAGAGCTTATGGACCCTAAGGATCGTGAGCTTAAGAAGTATAAGGCTATGATTGAGGAGATGGAAAGACAGAAGCAGGAGCAAGAAAGGGCTCAGCAAGAGACTATGATCGAGCAGCTCAAAGCTGAGTATAGCCAGAACTACGTTAAAGACATCACAGAAGCTCTTCAATCCTCAGGACTGCCTAAAAACGAGTTTACGGTTAAAAGAATAGCTTATTATATGTATGAAGGCTTAAGGCGTGGTTATAACCTATCTGCTAAGCAGGTGGCTCCCCTAGTTAAAGAGGATTATATCAAAGAACAGAGGGCTTTATACAGCTCTTTGGATGGGGATCTATTAGTTCAGCTTTTAGGGGATGATCTGGTTAATAAGATCAGAAAATACGATGTGGACAAGCTAAAAGCTAAGAAAACCCCTACGACACCTAAGGACCAGCCAACTGGTAGGTCTGATTCCAAACCAAAAGAGAAGAAGAAAACCTACGACGAGTACATGAAGGAAGTATACTCAAAAATAGACGAATAAGGGCTTAAAGTATACTCAAAACTAGACAAAAAAGGCTTTTCTCCTTTTTGTGCTTATAACTTTTTAAAATTTAATAAGTAGATAGTGAAGAGCCTTATCTACGACTCACTCGCTGCGGCTAAGTGAGGTAGCTTAAGGTTTTTCACGGCAACCACCGAGGAACGCAACGCTAGTATTGGGCGCGATATGCTACTCAAACTAGGTGAAGATCTGAGGTAAACTAAAACTATTTATATTATAAACAAGATAAGGAGAATTTATGGCTCAATTTGTAAGCCCTTCACAATTAACCGGTCTTTTTAAAGAGACCTATGGGGATGCAGTAGAAAACTTGATCCCTGAAAGTGCGAAATTAACCAAGATCTTTGAGTTTGTTCAGAAAGATAAAGAACTCGGACAGCGTTATCGTCAACCAGTCATCGTATCTCAAGAGCATGGTATCTCTTACGCTGCCCCAGATTCTGGTGCATTTGAGCTAGAAGACCATGTAGCTATGCAGATGCAAGATGCTCAGGTTGTAGGCTCCCAGATGCTTCTACGCTCTGCTCTATCCTACGATGCTGCTGCTCGAGCTGCTTCTTCTAAGAAGGCTTTTGTAAAATCTACAGACCTTCTTATCAAGAACATGATGGAATCTCTAACCAAGCGTCTTGAGATCTCCATCCTTCACGGTCAGGTTGGTCTCGGTGTTAAAACCGCTACAACTAACGTTAACCCCACCACTACAGACGTAACGATCTCTGCCGCTTCGTTTGCAGCTGGAATCTGGGCTGGTATGGAGAACGCTAAGGTCCAGTTCTACCTCACCTCTAACGATAACTTAGTAGGTTCTGGCGCTGATTCTATCTTTGAGATCGAGTCTGTAGACATCGAGAACAAGAAGATTCGTGTAAAAGGTACAGCTGCTGGTATCACCGCCCTTGATGCTTCTTCCAACGCTAACATCTACTTCAAAGGTGCTAAGGCGGGTGAGATGGCCGGTCTGCGCAAGATCATCCAGAACACTGGTACCTTGTTCAACATCAACGCTGGTGTATGGAACCTCTGGAAGGGTAATACCGTAACCGTATCTGGCCAACTTACTATGGGTAAAGTCCTCGCCGCAGTCTCTAAGGCTGTTCAAAGAGGATTGGATGAGAAGGTTGTAGTGCTCGTTAACCCTGACACTTGGTCAGATTTAGCGGCAGATCTAGCAGCTTTGAGGAAGTTCGACTCTTCTTACGATCGTAAGAAAGGTGAGAACGGCTTTGAAGCTCTTGTCTAC